GCCTAACGTAGAACCTTGGCGTGGTGCTCGAAACGTGAATATTGTCTAGTAGTGTGTCAATGCGGGACATGATGGTAGCCGAGCTTGCCATCGATACCGCACCTGTAGCAGTATCCCACACGGTGATTCTATAGGTTGGGTACGTGAAGACCCGGCTACCGCATAGCGTGTCTTGGTCTTGTCCAGCACTACCAGCACGATCAAAGACCACGTAAGGGGTAACCGGTTGCTTGCGTGATATCGGGTCTATCTGTGGAGCAATGGTGTTATAGATTGCCATCTGGAAGCCGTTGGGTTTGTTATCAGGAGCAAGTAAACCCATAAGCGTAGTATCGCCGGTTAGAGTTTCGTAGATCCATTGCTCAATGACCGCTGGTTCAAATGCCATTACTTGTTACCTTTAAGAATCGACTTGACTGCAGCTTGAAACGAAGGGGCTACATATTCAACCGCTGGACGTAAGAACGGGCGAGCAGGTACGTGGTTACCAGCCTTTGACATCCAACCAAGTTCCAACGGTATTCCATACTTTGCATTCACGCGTACCTCGGCAGATGTCTTGCCGGTCATCTTGTTGTAAATGCTTCCAGCCAGAATACCGGTGTCGCTGTTAGGTGGAGTGCCGGGAGGGCTTGACCAGTGCGGATGTTCTTTACGCCCCGGATACTTTTTGTATTGCCCACTAGACATCTCTATGCTTTGTTTTGCGTTGCCTTCGATATCAGCTGCAGCATTACCTACAGCAACAGAAAGTTGGCGTAGATTCTTTTGATAAGAATCTAGCCGTACTTTCTTCAGGCTTACCGACATCTTTATCACGGAGCCAAAACCTCTATCTCAAGCGGACCGAACCTGCGTACCGTGGTACTTACCGTGAAGGATATCGTTATCCGAATCATTGCTGCAGTAGGGTATGCAGCAGGGTTGAGAATGCTTAGGATGCCTTGTGCGCTGTACTGCTTTGTGAGGGTAACCGATCCAGATGGGAACGTATACGTGGACCCCGTAGCAATGTTGGTGAAGGTAGCACCGAGAGTACCGGTCGTGATGTCTACCGGGCTTCCCAGTTCGTCTACCAAGCGCACCACGTAGGAGTGCCAATCACCTACCCACGCACTGGCTTGTATTACCTGCTGAGGGTCTTCGGTCAAATCATAAATCAATGCCATTAGATGTCCCTCACATAGATGCGTAAAGGTCCGAACACCTGCGTATCAGATGCACCTGTTGTGCGTGTAATCGTTGCAGTGTAAGTGCCCGGTGTATTCGTAACCGTTGTATCGATGGTAAATGTTGCACGTCCATCAGCTGCATAGGTTGCCGTACAAGCGTACGTGTCAACCAAGGTCGCACCAGAGTTGTAGACCTTAGCCGTAACCGTTGCGCTCGTGATGTCGATGCCGGAGCCGTTGTTATCCACGCACTGGATGTCGATGCCGTGCTGTGCGCCTGTCTGGATGTCTAGCGGATCAGATGCCCCCAAGCCATCCGCCCTAACCTCAAAAGGCCCCATGCGAACCAGCGCGGCAGAGGTTACCGGGGTAACCAACTCAGCGTTGACGTACTGACCGAACGTGCCTACCGTCGTGTGTCCTGATCGTGCTTCGTCCCAGACAGCATCAGCGATAGCGCCGGAGTTGACGTTCACATTGACGTACTCGCCAAAGGTGCCAGCCGTTGCATATGCAGAGCGTGAAGCATCCCATACCGCTGCGGCTGTCTGCGCTGCCGTCAAGCCACCACTCGATAGTTTGACCATCATTACCGCACCGTTAGTACCAGACGCACCACGTACAACTACAGTGACATCGTCAGCACCAGCCGCCAATGCAGCATCAGGGAGGTCTAAGCGATACACACCCGGCATATTGGTAGCGTCAACCTCGGCAAAGCCACCAGCAGTCCACGCCTGAGCGATTGTACGAGCTACTAGAGGGATAGATACGCTTGCTGTCCTTGTGCGGTTGTATCGGGCTGTGAGACCAGTTGTGGAGGCTGTAAGACCTGTTGCACCAAGGTACAGTTCGATGCTTTGTGATGTACTTCCGGGAGCGATGGTTACTACACTAGCGTTTCGCTCAGTTGGCACGTATGGGCTAACGGACGCAATATTTCTATATGTAACAGCACCGGCGTCAGGTGTTGCACCTGTCCACGCCACGCCATAAGCATCAGTAGCAGGAGCCGATGTCGCCGTTCCAAAGGCTGTATTTCTGCTATTCTGCAATGTACCAAACGGAGCCAAACTACCAAATCCTTGCAATAGGTTTTGACCTAAATCAATGCCAAGGAAATCAGAAGTAATTGTAGTTGCATCTGAGGCTACGTTTGTAAGCTGAGTAACGCAATTAATAATATTATTACGTTGGGTTACTTGTAGATTTGTCACCGAGTATATACCCGTTGTGCAATAAGCCAAAATGTTATTTTGAACAATATGTTTATCAGTTGTATTACCATTAGCAAAATGTAGACCGGTGTCAGCACTCAAAATCACATTATTTGAAAACAGTATTGATGCTATATTTGAACCACTTTGAGCGTAGGAAAAAATTCCATAAGACCCGCCGGGCTGCAAAACAAATCTATTGTTAGTAATCTCTACGCCACTAGTTCCAGTTGAGCTACTAGGTAGATTGACATAAACACCAACTTTACTTCCGTATATAAAAGTGTTCTTTATGTATATTGCATTGCCTGTAGCAGATGCTGGTTGAATATTAATTGCACTTCCAATAGTGGCTCCTAAGTGAATGCAACTAAAAACACACTTGTCAACAGTTACATTTGCACCACGAATATCAAGACCAAAAGTCAAACTGTCTGTAACAGACTCAATGACAACATTTTGTATTGTCGTATAGGTTTTACTTCCTAGGCTGACACGAGTACCACCAGAACTCCTCGCAGAATCTGATGTTGCTCCCGTTATGCGAATTTGTCCAGCGGTAATCCCACTGAACTGCGATGCAGATGGATCTCCAGAAATCACAAGTGTGTTTGAGGAGGTAGGTGTGACGGTAAGTGTAGGAGATTCACGATATACACCTGGAGCAATATACAAAGTATTGACACCGGTAGTTAGAGTCATATTTGCAAAGGCATAGGCTATGGTTTGCCACGCTTGATTTGTGGCAGAACCAGTTCCTGTGTTGGCATTATTGCCATCAGTCCTAACGTAATAAGTCGCCATTATTCAGCTGTTCCTGCCACGATTTCCTGCGCCATAACTACAGCAAACTGATTGCTGTAGTTCTTCTGGAAGAACTCATCCTGCAACACCCACCAACCGAATACGCTCGTACCACTCTCACCAAACGTACCCAGCAGGTTTCCGTCATTGTCATAGATATCACCAAAGACAATCCAATCACCGGGACTTAACGGGTTAGGTTCAAGCCTATAGTTTTGCAGGTTCATTTGCCCACCTTCAGCGCGTTCATGTCCGTACCCTTAAAAGGCATCGTCAAGAAAGCCAGCACACTAGACACCGCAGCGGAGACCCCCGCCGCTACCGCCTTGCTGCCGTAGAGTGCAAGCACTGCGCCGAGCTCGCTGATGTCGTGTGCTTCGCTTGTGCGGATGCCATCGCCAAATACCGAGGTGAAGGCAGCTACAAAAGCCACGATCACAACGACCACCAACCGCTTGATTGAAATGCTGTTCATTGCTTCGCCTCCAACTTTGTAACCTGCGTCTTCAGTTCGCTGGTTGCACCTTCCAGTCTACCGATACGATGCCCGTGGTCTTTGATCGTTGCCGTGTCTACCGCTCCACGCTTGTCCATACGGTGGAGGAACTGGATGATGTAGACCAGTAACGAGATAACAGCACCTGAAACGCTGATGCCTATCGTTGTCCATTCCGATGCTGTCATAATGTACGCTCCACCAGCCCTACGTGCTGTACTAATAATTCAGTCTGTCCAAAGTCACTACCGACTACATCGTAGTACTTGGCATCATCACCCACCCGGTAAACCCGGTCTTGTGGCATCACATCAGCCCCTACAGCAATGATTAGCGTCCACTGCGCAGATGACTGGATGCCACCGCCTACGATAGATTCTGTGTCTGATTGGTTGGTTAGCCTGCCGTTGTACTCGGCAACCTTGCGCCATGTCTCAGTAGCACCACCACGGCCGTCTTCGGTAAGGGTGAAGCGATGTATTTCTACTCGGTCTTGGCAAAGGTTGCGTACCATGCCTGCTTGCAGGGTTGCGCGTAGGATAGGGCTCATGCGAACACCACCGGTCTAAACTTATCTGCCATGGTTAGGCAGTTCTGCATCAACTGAGAAAGTTTTACGTCGCTTGTACCTTCCTTAGCATCGATGTCTGCGGCTACCCTTGATGCTTTGATCAGCCATGCTTGGCGAGTTGCGGTGCGAACATCGTAGCGCTCGGTATTGATTGGACCTTGGTCTACCCACATCAGGGTTGGGTCTCCGGTGCCATCTTCCAAGGTAAAGCCTTTTACCTGATACGGTGCATAGACCGGGTAATCGGGTTGTGTCGTGCCTGATGTTCCAGCCACCCGGCATTCATAAACCCTGCCGTTGGGTGTTGTAGGCACTACACGGTCACCTACTGCGTAAGTAGTTGATGCTGCCCACGTGGTGAATCGTGAGAACGAATCAAGGATTGAGCCAATGTCGGTTGTGGACATCTGCGGGTAACTTTGAGCGGACACAAATAAACTTACTTGTGCGATTGCCTCGGCTCTGGTCATCATGGTGTCAGTATCCCACACAAAGAAAAAGCCCCCGGCACGTCTGCCGAGGGCTTGAGATAAGAACCGCTAGGCTTATGTAGCTGCGGATGCTCCGACGATAAGGCTTCCCGGTACACGGCTGGATGCCGTAGCGTTCACGTTACCAATGTCGAAAGCCGAGAATGCGAACCGCTCTGTGGCTTTGAACGCGAGCGCGTCTTGATTGAAGTAGTACTGGTCGGAAACCTCAATCGTAACGGTTCGGCGGTCACCAAACGCTGTACCCATGCTCAGGTCACCAAGCAGGATGTAAGGCGTGGTTGCTGCCAAGGTCTTAGCCATGTTCTGCACGAAAACAACTGGATACCCGTAAAGCATAGGTGTAGGACCATACGCATTCTGGATGTCCATGATGGAGTTCCCGCCGAGTGCATCAAGCAAAGGAGCGATGGCGTTGTACCAAATCTCACGATGCATGAACCACTTTGCGTTAGCGGCATATGTCGGGAGCTTTGCGACCATGCCCTTAAGGTTCGCAAGTGTCGGGCTGTAGGTGATTGTCTGCCCGGTTGTAAATACCTGCAGCGATGCAATGTTAGCCTTGGTGGCGTTAAGGTTGTAGACAGCATAGAGAATGCCATCAAGACCAGACGTAGAATCGACAGCATTGTTGAAAACAACACGGTCTTCTTCCTTAGCCAAGACATAAGCCATGTCACGAGCAAGTGTTGCGCCAAAGTCAATGATCGAGTCTTCTGCCAGTTCCTTGGAAACCTGAGTAAGAACAGATGGTTTCTTCGCGACAAGGTTGACCTGTGCAAATGTAAGGTCGGATGCCGTGATAGCGGTATTCTCTCCCGGATAGTACACAGTGGTCGATGCCGTGGCGTTAGGTACGTTCAAGACATCAGAACTCATCGGGTAGATGCGGCAGTTCTGCCGAGCAATGCCAAACTGCTCACGCAGGTAGATGAGGTCGGAGCTAAGCGGATCTGGAACGACAAAACCACCAGCACTGTTCGTGCCTTCGCTCTGTGCCTTTAGGTTGGCTTTGACCCAGTCGGATGCTTTGCGGTTGCCCATGATAGAGCGTCCCCATTGACCCCATGCGTATGCTTTATAGTTTGCTTCGTCACGGGTACCAACGAATGGATTGCGTCCAATACCACCGGACTTCCAAGGCTGTTCAGCTGCAACTTCCGTTGCTACAGGGTGACCTTGTCCGAGTGCCTTGATGGTCTCAATACGCTCTTCAATGCCCTTGGCTTCAGCCATCAGGGACTTTACCTGCGCGAGGTCGCCGTTACCGGAAGCAAGTTCACGGGCGGTAGCAAGCACAGATTCTTTCTGATTCTGTAGTTGTGTAAGGTTCATAGTTGTGTCAACAACTCCAAGCGTGCCAGTATGTCGGCTCGCTCATCAATATCATGGGCTTTCGCCTCGACTACGATGACCGGGTTTACTTCTGGTTGGTCTGCATCCCGCAGAGATTCCCAACACTCAGGAGCAAGTCGCTTTGCAGCTGACCGGCTAAGACCGACTGCATCCCGCAGCCGACGTTCAACACCCCGCAGTGAAGCGGGTTGTACACTCTTCATGCCGTGCATGGCATATAAGCCCTTTGCACGTCGAGCAAATTCATCAATGATGGCATCCGCCATGCTTTGATCTGATACTGCTTCGATGGCTCCGCAGAGCGCATCGTAGTAGGCTTCAAGCCCCTCGTGGATAAGGTCACCCTCGGCATCATCGTATACCGACATAGCGTACTCTTCAGGGGACTGCTCAGGCATTGGAGCCATGACCATCTCTTCGTCTTCCATACCCATCATAGGCTCCATGCCGTAATACTCCTTTAGGCTTTTGACGCTGTTACGATATTCGGCTGGTGTTGGTGTGATGCTTGCCTCAGCGATAGGCCACCGCGTAATTTCAGAAACATCACCCATGCTTTTCCGTTCTACCAAGTGTGCAGCTGCACCAGATGAAAAGCCCATCTTGCCTTGCTTGCATAACTTTGCAATCATGGACCCGTACTCGTCGGCTAGATCCAACTGAGCCTCGTACCAAAGCCCGGTATTGTCCATCTTGATGTAACCGGTACCGATAGACTTCTTGCCTACACTTGTATCCATACCGTGG